CCGATGGCCCCCACATAGCGGGCACCCTCAAGGGCGTTGGGCTCCCTCACGCAAAGGCGGGCGGTGCCCCGCTTGCTCTCCACCGTGATCCAATGTTGCTCCACAAACTCAATTGCCATGGGGTCTCCCTTCCTTCCAATGAGCTGCCCGAAATGGGCTAGGTTGCGTCGAATGAGATGGTGGCGGGCATAGGCACCGCCGCGGTGGGGATGGCACCAAACTTGAGGGTGAGGGAGCGGTGGCCATCCGTCTCACCGGGCACGGGCCATGCGATCACTTGCGGGTTGGCAAGCGAGAAGGTGATCACATCACCAGCGGCCACCGTGATGGCCAGCGTGAGGGCCGAGCCAAAGACGGTGTTGTCCAAGGCCTTGCTCCAATCGGGCTGGTCTCCCGTGGCGGCGGGGGTTGGGCTCCCCGCCATGGAGGGGCCTTCCGGGAGGTCGGCCACGTCAACCTCAAGGGAGGGATAGGTGGCCAGCGTGGCAAGGCCAATGCCAAAGCCCGCGGCCTCCCTGCTATCGCCCACATCGGAGAGGGCAAAGCCCGGGTCAAACGTCCACTTGGTGAGGGCCGTCACATTCTCAAAGTAGTTGGTGAGGGTGAGGGCGCAATTGACCGCCACGATCGGGGGCTCGGTGGAGGGATAGGTGGGGGCGGCGATCGCGCTTGTGGCGTAGCTATCGGGGTCAATCCACTTGCCCTTGGCCGTCCATTCAATCATGACCCGTTGACCATACTCCGCCGAGAACTTGGGGATGCAGACGCAATCAAAGGCCGCATACCGCTTGCCCGAGCTCTCCACATAGTAGATGGTGAAGGGTTGCACCGCATAGGCGGGGGAGCGGGCGGGGATGTTAGGATCCCAAGGCGCCACCGCAAAGGCCGCTTGCGCCGCCAGCGTGAAGTCCGGGCTGGTGCCCGTGATGTTGAAGGGCGTGCCGCGGAAGAGCGCCGCAAGCTGGGTGCTCCCAAGGGTGGGCACCACGCCCGTGGCACCCGCATCCCAAAAGAGCTCGGTTTGGAAGGTGATATCCCAACCATGGGCGCCCGTGACCACCGCTTGACCGCCGCCAAAAGGGGTCATGGTGTCGGTGCGCTCAATGAGGCCCGCGCCGCGGGGGCTAAACTTGGGAGTGCCCACCACGCGGATGGCATCCCCCGCCACAAAGGAGCCCACCGCAACGGGGGTGCCCGGAGCCGCTTGGGTCTGAACATAGACCGCACTTGTGTTGCTAGCGATAACAGTTGAAGCCATGGATCACCTTGCGAGAGAGCGCCTCTGAGACACTTGGATGGTAGCGCGAACGGCCTGTTGGATCAAAGAGGATCCCACATCATCCACCCCCACCACAAAGTCAGAGGGGGAGACCCCCGCCGCGGGTGAGGCATTGAAGATCCCGGTGGGAGTAAAGCCTAGGGTGCCCACATTCCGGGCATCATAGTTGGGGAAGCCATAGACGGGGGAGGTCAAGATCATCACGATCCCCTCCACATAGGCGCGGAGGGCCGTCTCATAGACCTCCACGGTGAATTTGATGGCGGGATCACCGGGCGCGGCCACCACCAGCGGATGGGCCCCCGTGCCATCATAATAGCCCCAATCGGAGGTCACCGTGATCTCTAGCTCATGCACTTGATCCATGGCCCCGAGAGCATCGGTGATCTTGGCATCGGTGCGGATCACCGTGAGCCCGATGGCGGGCTGGGTCTCCGCCGTGAATAGGGCGCGGTGCGAGGTGTAGAGGTTGGCCGTTACGGGCGCGGGGAGGCCGGGGGCGCCCATAGCCTTGAGCCAAGCCGCATCACACACCGCCGCCCAATTGGCCACCACCAGCGCCTTGGCCGTGTTGGCCACTATTTGGGGGCCGTTGGCCGATCCCGCTTGCATCATAGACCTCTCACGCGGCGGGCAATCTTGGCCCGATCTCGGAGCTCTTGGGAGGTCACACCTACCTTGCCCCCGCTCTTGATGGCAACGGCCTTGAGCTCATCCCGCACCGAGTTGGTGAAGGGCCGTCCAAACTCTAGCAGGGGCCGCTTGGGAGTGGGCACCGCGATCACCTTGATCCCCTTCTTGGTGCGCCATCTCCGATGGTAGGCACCGATCCCAAGGTTATGCTTCCGGGCGTAGGGCACCGAGGTGCCCATGGTGGCCTCATTGCCCGCCACCCGGTAGATGAATTCACGGTGGGAGGTTTGGCTCATGGCGGGGAAGAGCCGCTCTTTGGCCGAGGGCTCCGGGCCCGTGCCATCCCACCGCAAGAGGTGGGCCTTGGTCACTTGCGGGAGGCCCGTCACGGCCTTCTTCACGGGCACATAGTATTTGCGCTCAAGCTTAGTGTAGTCGGGCCAAGGGGTGCCCGTGGAGCGCCCTTGGGAGACGAACATTTGGCGCCGAGAGGTGGCCCATGCCTTGGCGATCGGCCCATTCTTATCTGCCCAAAACCCGCTCCAATCCCCCGCACCTCGGATGCAAGCCTCAAGGGTTTGGACGGCGGCCCCCGTCTCATCCCGCATGGTGATCTTGAAGGAGCTCACGCCGCGTCACATCTTGTCTTGCGCCGCGTTGATGGCGAGGCGGCTTTGGCTGTTCATTTGCTTGGCGTAGATCTCCGCCGCATAGGTCGCATTTGAGTGGAGGATGTTGGGGGAGTTGGCCCCCACCGGGCGCTCCGCACCCATATCTTGCGGGAGCTTGCGGAGCCGCTCAAGGATGGCATCCGCTTGGGCATCCCACCCATCCGCCGCCGTGGTGGCGTTTTGGTTGCGGAGCCTCATCACTTGAGCCGCAAAGCGGAGCAAGATGAAGCGCTGGCACGTCCGATAGAGGGCGCTGGTGGTGGCCGCGTGGAGGCTTTGCACGTCAACCCCCATGCCATAGAGGAAGGCACAAAGATCCGCCGCGTGATCCGTGATAATCTCATCCGCCTCAAGGGCCGTTGGGGCCGTCTCGGTGGTGAAGGCAATGCGGGGGAGGTAGCGGCCTATGTCGGCCTTCACTACGCCAAAGAGATACACTTGAGCCATGGTCAACCTCCGCTTGAGAGACCACCGGGGGAAGGAAGGGCCCCGATGGGCTCACAAGTGGAGAGCCCCCGAGGGAGCTCCCACCGCGTCACTCCCTAGAGGGAGACGCCCGTGAGGCAAGCCGCCCACTTATTGGCGGGGCCGCCGAGCACCGTGATACCGTAGTCAGATTCAACATGGAGGCCGATGCCAATGAGGCCTTGGCGCACGTCATAGGTGTAGATCTGGCCGAGCGCCGCATTGGGATCGGGGGTCATCGTCTGCACGAAGCCGCTATCTCCGTAGCTCTCCGCAACCTTGAAGATGGCCACGCGCCCGTTGGCGATCACCGGGGCGCCAACCGTGTCGGCGGTGGTGGGAAGGAACTGGTTGAGCACCACCAGCTCAAGCGGGCAGATGAGCTTGGAGGCAAACCATGCCTTGAGCTGGCTCATATCGGTGGCACCCGTGCGGGCCGTCGAGGAGCCGCCCGCATAGGCGAGTGCATAGCCCTGTTGGGCCACGGTGTTGAACTGGAGCATATCGTTGGCGGTGTTGAGGTTGCACGCCGCAACCCAACGGCCCTCATTGAGGTCAACGCCCTGCTTCGCAAGGTCGATGAGGAGGGCGTTGATCTCATTCTGCAACGGGGTGGCCGCGCCGCCCGCCGAGCCCGGAGAGGCCGAGAAGTTGTTGTTGTCGTCGAGGATGGCGCCGAGCACCTTGGCGTGATGCTGCTTTGCCTGAGCTCCAAGCTTGAAGGCCGCGCGGGCGGTGATGTCTTCACCGCGGGCCGCGAATTCCGCGATCTGCTGGAGGGGGAAGACTTGGAAGCCCCACCGATAGAGGTTGCTGTTGAACGTGCCCGCCGAGATGCGGAGACCGCCCGGGCTCGCCGGGGTGTCATAGTCAACCGGGGTCAGCGGGTTCTGCGGGGAGCCCGTGAGAAGGGCATCATTCTCCGCAAAGTAGTGATAGAAGCCCGCGCGGGTGGCGACCTTGACGATCGGCGCAAGGGTGATGGAGTTGGTGTCCTGTGCACCGCCGCGGAAGAGCGAGATGCGCTGGAGGATACCGGGCTTGAGTGCTCCGGTATTGACACCAATGGGCGGCATGAAGGGCGTGGTCATTGTCTATCTCCGATCAAGGTTGAAGTGGTGAGGTTGGGAGCCGCTAGAGGCGACTAAATGATGGCGGGCGTGAAGGAGAGGAGGAAGCTTTCACCCGCCGAGGCCGAGGAGAGAGCGTAGCCAACGATCCAATCGCCCGTGCCACCCGTGGAATCCTCAAGCGTGCCACCCGGAACCGCCGGGGGGCCCACTACGGGGGCCACCACGGTGACCGCCGAGCCAAAGGTGACGCCCGCGCCGCCCGCCATGGCCACGATGGTGGCACCGTAGGCATCCACGATCTCCAAAGCGCCCGCGGCGATCTGGCTCGGATAGGTGCCCGGGGTGAGGCTATCGCAACCGACAACGATCACGCCGTAGGGGCGTTCATTGAGGGCCGTGCAAACGCCAACGGTGGATTCCGCGGTGAGGGTCACAACATAGCCCGCATATGCGGTGAGGTTGCTCTCAATGGCCGCGATCTTGTTGGGGGTCTTGTAGGTCAGATTTCCAAGCGCCATGTTTCATTCTCCTTGCCCCGTGGAGGGGCCGTTGGTTGAGGGGGTAGGGGGTAGCCTAGCGGCCCGAGAAGCCGCGGGAGTTGCGAAGCTCTCGCACCGTCTCGGGCATCTTGCCCGTGGTGAGCCAAGAGGCCGCCAGCCAATGCTCGCACTTTTCGCGCTCGGCCAAGTCGGAAATCATGCCCCATTGCGCGTCCTCGGTGAGGTCTGCAAAGCGCTTGGGGTTGGCCAAGACCTCCGAGAGGGATGCATTGAGGCCGCCAACGCCCGGAGCAACGGGGGCCGTGGTGCGGGCCGTGGCAACGGGGGCGCTCATCTTGGCCGCCGCGGGGGCCGCGCCAAGATCGGAGATGAGGGCGCGGTAGGCAACCTTATCGGAGAGGTAGCTCTCCGCAAGCTTGGCCTTGGTGGCCTCCGAGACCTTGCGGCCCTTGAGGTCAGCATTGACCGCCGAGAGGGCGTTGGCGCGGCGCTCCTTGATCAGAGCGGCCTTGAGGCGGGTGATCTCCGAGAGGAGGGCCTCGGGCTTCTCGGCCTCCTCCTCCTCTTCCTCTTCCTTCTCAATGGCGGCGGCCCGCTCAAGCTCTGCAACGGCGGCGGCCTCAATAGCCTCCGCATCCTCCGCCAGCTCCGGGTTGGCCTCATGGGCCTCCTTGTGAAGCTCCGGGAACATGGCCTTGATCAGCTCCGCGATCGCGGCCTCATCCATGCCATTCTCCGCACAATAGGCCGCGCACTCTTCCATGCTCATCTTCATCGGGCTCTCCGCTAGTGAGACCCCGCGGAGCTCGGCCACGGGGATCTGGTTGGTCTTGATCTGGGGGATGGTCACAAAGGAGACCTCTCCAATGCCAAAGATGAAGCGGGGATCCGCCTCGGTCTCGGTGGAGGCAAACGCCCGGATGTTGGGGGAGATATAGGGGATCTCCCCCGCGTCAAAGGCCGCCGCCCAACGCTCCGAGGTGAGGTCAAGGCCGCCGTAGATCATGCGCTCCACGGGCTGGCGGATGCCAAGCTCCGCGGCCTCGGCCTTGGTCAGCACCACAATGCGGCGGAGATAGCCCGCCGCGGTGCCATCCTTGGTATGCTCCACCGCCACGGGCGGGGCATACTCCGCAAGCCATGCGTGGAGGCTTGCCACCACATCCTCAAAGCGGAAGCGGAGGGTCTCGGGGTCGGTCACATCGGAGGCCAGATCCCAAGCCGTGCCATGGGCATGGATCACCGCCTCCG